ATGGGACTTTTGGATTGGTTATTCGGCGGAGCCTCAAAGCGGCGCAACTTCCTGGCCGGTGACAGCAGTTATGATTTCGAGATAGTCGGGGAATCCTTCTATCAGGACACTCTTTTGCGGATCGTAGGCCAGAAGGCTGAGGAAGAGGCTCAGCACGAGTGCATCGCTGAGCTGGTTCAAGATGACCGAAACCCTCACGACAGCAAGGCTGTAGCCGTCTACATCAATGGGCAGAAGGTTGGGCACCTGAGTAGGGACGACGCCAAGGAGTATCGCCGCTTCATGGCTCATACTGGTCTTCACAATGCTGAATGCGCGGCTGTAATCATGGGCGGATGGAAGCGAATGGACGGCGATGAAGGCAGCTTCGGTGTGAGGCTCGATCTGGAGTGGCCGCCTCGCCTCGAATAGGACAGCATGGGCAAACTCACCAACATCAAGCCTCGGTTATCCTCTACCCCTGCCAGGCTCAAGCCTCCTCCCAAGATCGTAGAGCAGTTCTATTCATCCCCCGAATGGCGGAATCTGGTAGCCCAGATCAAGAGACAGCGTGGCGCTTACTGCCAGAGGTGCGGATCCACTGACCGCATTATCGCAGATCACATCTTCGAACGTAAGGATGGTGGTGCTGATCTGGACCCGAACAACATCGAGCTCCTGTGCCATGCTCACCATCAGGCCAAGACAGCCAAGGCACGAGCCCGAAGGGCAAGAGGGCAGGTCTGAGACCCCACCCCGGGGTCAAAAGTTCAGGATCGGCTTTCCGCTCCGCACCCGCGCCCCCCTCATACGCGTTCTAAATTTGGGTGTTTGATTTCTAATCAAAGGGAGGAGCCCTGAATTAAAGCTAGAACTAGGCCTCATTACTCCAACCTACCTCAAGCCTTTGAAGAACTCGAAGGGTCTCGGTCGCCATGAAACAGGCGATTAAAGAATAGTTCTAATCCTTGTCCATGCAATTCTGGCAGAAGCCATATTCGGCGCCTGATGACATGTAGCCCAGGAAAGGCTGGCCGCAGTGGATGCAGGTAGTATTGGTCTGCTGGGGACTTTGGATAGAGCGCCGGTACTGCTCATCCATCTTACGCTGCGCCTCCCGCCGTCTCTCGACTTCCTGCGCAATTTCTTCCGCCGTAAAGGCATTATTCTGAGCCATCCCGACCTCTCCTTATGGCAATGGGCAGTAGCTTATACTAATCTTCGATATTGCAAATATGTCGAAATCAAACGGCCCAAGGAAGCGTTGGAGCGCTTCGCCTGGGCCTGACCACGCTACCGTTGGAGCGGTCGCAATGGCTGATGAAGAGAATAGGGCGGTTCGTCGCATCGAGGCAACATGCCGGGTTTGCCGAGAGACGTTTTCCTACACCTATAGCGGCGGAAGGCTAAAGCGCTTCTGCTCTGAGGAGTGCAAGACGCAGGGCAAACAGCGCCGGGTCACAGTGGCCACGTGCGCTACCTGCGGCAAGGGCTTCCTGCCCCGTTATGTCAACTCTGGTTTTTGCTCCATGGAGTGCCGCCGATATCCTGAGCGGCGGGTCTGGGATAGCAAGGCCGAGAAATGGCAGGCAAAGCGGCATCGGCGGAGAGCACGCTTCCGGAGCGCCAAGGTAGAGCGGTTTCACGCCGCCGGGATATTCGAACGGGACGGCTGGCGCTGCGGCATTTGCCTTCAGAAGGTCGATAAGCGCCTGAAGTACCCAAACCCGAGGTCGGCAAGCCTCGATCATATCATCCCGCTCGCCTCTGGTGGGCATCATACGCGGTCAAACGTCCAGTGCTCCCACTGGATCTGTAACTCTCGCAAGACAAATGTCGGCGGCGGTCAGCTTCGGCTGGACCTCGTATGCGAGCCCGCATAAGCCAAAGGATACTCATTATGCCTCGCGGTGGATATCGGCCTGGCGCCGGTCGCCCCAAGAGCGCCAAGACACCGAAAGCGTTGGCGCGCGACCCGCTGCCTATAGACGTGAAGAAGGCTGCGGCTAAATCGAAGCTCAGCCCGCTTGAGTATATGCTTGAGGTCATGAACGACGACGAAGCCGACGCTGCCCGCCGTGACCGCATGGCAGTGGCCGCGGCCCCCTTTGTCCATGTAAGGCCCAGCGAGAAACCCGAAGGCAAAAAAGAGCAACGGCAGTCGGCTGCTGAGAAGATTGGTGGCAAGTTCACCGTGCCGAGCGCTCCAAAGTTGATTGTCAATAACTGATGATGGAGTGGACAACGGCTTGCCCCGATTGGGAAAGCCGCATTCTTGCCCGCCGTTCGCTGATCCCGTTCGATCCGCTATTCCCGGGTGAGGCCGAAGCGGCTCTTGCAGTCTTCAAGTCGCTGAAGATCGTTGATGCTCCGCAGGTCATCGACCCTGAGACAGGAGATCCCAGGCCGCCGACCTTCGGAGAGGCCTGCGAAGAATGGGTGTTTGAGTTCGTCGCGGCGATCTTTGGCTCTTATGACCACGCGAGCGCCCGCCGCCTGATCCGAGAGTTCTTCCTGCTCATCAGCAAGAAGAACTCGAAATCGACCATCGCCGCGGGCATCATGCTCACGGCTCTCATTCGAAACTGGCGGCTCTCCGCGGAGCTGCTGATCCTGGCGCCTACGATCGAGGTCGCTGACAATTCGTTCAAGCCTGCCGCCGACATGGTGCGGCATGACGAGGAGCTATCAACCCTCCTGCATGTGCAGGATCACGTTCGGACGATCACTCACAGGACGACGCGAGCCTTCCTGAAGGTGGTTGCCGCCGACTCTGACACGGTATCGGGCAAGAAAGCCGCCTTCGTGCTGGTGGACGAGCTCTGGGTGTTCGGCAAGAAGGCCAATGCGGACGCCATGTTGCGAGAGGCAACCGGTGGTCTGGTGTCGCGGCCCGAGGGCTTCGTGATTTACCTGTCCACGCAGGCTGATGAACCTCCTGCCGGCGTTTTCAAGGCCAAACTGGAGTATTTCAGGAACGTTCGTGACGGGCTGATCAAGGACAGGAAGAGCCTCGGCGTCCTGTTCGAGTTCCCGCCCTCCATGGTGGAGGACAAGTCCTGCCTCAAACCGGAGAACCTCTACATCACCAACCCGAACCTCGGGCGGTCTGTTAGCCAGGAATGGCTTGAGGACGAACTGCAGAAGGCGCAGACCGGCGACGAAGGGGCCAAGTGGACCTTCTACGCCAAGCACCTGAACATCGAGATTGGCCTCGCCATGCGCAACAACGCATGGGTGGGGGCGAAATACTGGCAAAGGGCGGCCGACGAGAGCCTGAGCGATCTCGATGAGCTTTTGGAGCGTTCAGAGGTCGTTACGGTCGGGATCGACGGCGGCGGCCTAGACGACCTTCTCGGGTTAGCGGTCATCGGGCGCTGCAAGACAACCCGCGATTGGCTCCTCTGGAACTATGCCTGGGCTCATGACGACGTGTTCAGGGAGCGCAAGGAGATCGTGCCTCGGCTGAAGGACTTTATTGCGGCTGGAGCGCTGACCCTCTGCGAGGATCCAACCCAGGACGTTCGCGAGGTCGCGGATATCGTGGAGAAAATCGCCAAGGCGGGCCTGCTGCCTGAAAAACACGCGATCGGCTTCGACCCGCAGGGGGTGGCGGCCATGGTGGACGAGCTCGCCGGACGCGAGATCACCGATGAGCAGATGACCGGTGTGCCGCAGGGCTACCGTCTCTCATCAGCGGTCTGGGGCATGGAGCGCAAGCTGAAGGACGGAACCCTCTGGCATGCAGGCCAGGACATGATGGCCTGGTGCGTGGGCAACGCGAAGGCTGAGCAGCGCGGGAACGCGGTGTTGATCACTAAGCAAACGGCCGGCAAGGCCAAAATCGACCCGCTCGTCGCCAGCTTCAACGCTGTCGTGCTGATGAGCCGTAACCCTGAGGCCTCTGGTGGACCGTCAGTCTACGAAGAGCGCGGAATCCTGATGGTTTGATCGTATGCATGTACCGAGAATTCCATTGCGCCGCGCAGAGGAGGCCACACCCGAGGCGCAATCGGTCGTTCCGGTCGCCGGAGGCCTGCCGTCTGTCCGCTCCGAGGGAGCTATTGTCTACTCTCTGGATGATCCAAGGGTCATCGATCTACTGCGCGACGGTTACCTCGCGGCCTCAGGCTTCACGGTCAATGCGGAGACAGCTCTGCGAAACCCGGCGATGTTCCGGGCAGTCAGTCTGATCTCCAACTCGATCGGCATGCTGCCGCTCAATTTGATCAACAAGGAGACGAAGGAGAAGGCGAAGGAACACCCGCTCTATCGGCTTCTGCACCGGAAGCCGAATGATTGGCAGAGCGCCTTTGACTTTCGCGGACTGATGCAGCTTCGGGCCCTGGTCTATGGCAATGCCTTTGCCCTAATTCTTCGGAACTATGACGTCCGAAGCGGAAGCAAGCAGATAAAGGGTCTGATTCCGATCCATCCGGATCTAATGACAGTCACCCTGAACGACGATTGGACGGTGACCTACAAGTACCAGCCCAAGACGGGCGGGGCTCGATACTTCAAAGCCGCTGAGATCCTTCATCTGCGGGGCATTTCACTGGATGGCTTGAACGGGTTCTCGCTCGTAAAGCAGGCCTGCGATGCAATTGGACTCGCTCTGAGCGCCGAACTCGCGGCTGGTCGGCTGTTCAAGAATGGTGCCTTTGTTGGCGGGGCCCTTAAGCACCCCGGCAAGTTGTCCGACGATGCATTCAATCGTCTGAAGGCCAGCCTTGCTGAGAAAGAGGGGGCTGAGAACGCCGGTAAGAACCTCATTCTCGAGGAGAAGATGGAGTATCAACAATTCGGCCAAAATGCGCGCGATGCGCAGATGACCGAACTGCGCAAACTTCAAGTCGAGGAGATTGGCCGTGTGTCAGGGGTGCCGCGCCCGCTGCTGATGGTCGATGAGACCAGCTGGGGCTCCGGTATCGAGGCCCTCGGGCAGTTCTTCGTCGCCTATGCCCTGAACCCCTGGTTTGAGGCATGGCAACAGGCCATTGAGCGCTCTCTTCTGACGGATGAAGAGGCTGATCGGTACGAGGCCAAATTCAACCCTGCCGCTTTGCTCCGTGGTTCTCTGAAGGATCAGGCCGACTTCCTCGCGAAGGCCCTCGGATCGGGCGGGCATCAACCCTGGATGCACGTTGATGAGGTCCGCGATGTCATGGACCTTCCCGAGCGCGAGTCTCCTCCTTCCCCATTGGGCCACAACGGCGGCCCGCCCCTAGATGACGGAAACAGCAATGCGTAACCATCGAACCCTTCGCGTCTTCGCCAAGGCTCGCCCTGGCGCGATGCCTCTGCCCGCTCGTCGGGATGTCTCGGCGCTTACCAAACCCCAGGTCTTCGACCGCTGGTCTGAGGATGCGGCCGGCGTCCGGGCTCTGGAGCGCGGTGACAACGTGATCACGATGTTCGAGACCATCGGTGAGGATTACTGGAGCGGCGGCGGTGTCACGGCGAAAAAGGTATCATCGCAACTTCGTGCAATCGGGGACCGCCCGGTCGAAGTGCAAATCAATTCACCGGGCGGCGACATGTTCGAAGGGATTGCGGTTTACAATGTCCTGCGCGAGCACCCGCAGCCGGTTACGGTAAAGATCATGGGCATGACTGCGTCAGCCGCCTCGATCATCGCCATGGCAGGCGACACGGTAGAGATCGGAGCCGCCTCTTTCCTGATGATCCATAACTGCTGGGTGCTGGCCATCGGCAACCGCCACGACATGCGCGAGACGGCAGACTTCCTTGAGCCGTTCGATGCCGCCATGGTGGAGGTCTACGCAGCCCGCTCGGGCCAGGATCCCAAGACTATCGCGAAGTGGATGGACGCCGAGACGTTCATGTCCGGATCGCAGGCCATTGAGCGCGGCTTCGCTGACGCTCTGCTGGCGGCCGACAAGATGACGACCGATGCCGACGCGCAGGCGCAGGATCGGGAGGTCAACGAACTCCGTGCCATGGAGCTTCAACTGGTTTCTGCGGGACTGACGCGCTCTGAGGCGCGGGCCCGCATCAACAAGATCAAGGGCACGCCCGGCGCTGCCATTGACCCCGCTGTTACGCCAGGCGCTGACAGCACTGACTACTCCGGCCTAGCCGGGCTCATTGCTTCCCTCAAATCGTAAGGAGAGACCTTGATGTCTCGTTACACCCGCTTCCTCACGGTCGCGGCACTCGCTGCCGTGGCCGTGTTCTCTGTGTCTGGGGCATACGCCATGGGCGATGTGGTTCAGGCCGCTTCGTCCCTTCAGGTTGCTGCTCCGTTTGCCCTTGCGGCAGCCAGCGCAGTGAGCTTCCCCCGCGCCATCACGGCGCTCGGCGTCCGTGCCGATGCCTCCGATCCCAAGGCCATGATCGCGGCCCTTCAGAGCGCCTTCGAGGAGTTCAAGAAGAGCCACGATGAGAAGCTGAAGGCCAAAGCCGACGTTGTGGTGGACGAGAAGGTCCAGCGCATCGACGCAGCGGTCGGCAACTTCCAGGCTGCCATTGACGAGATTAACGCCAAGATCGCTTCGGCGAACCTCGGTGCTGGTGTCATTGGCGACCTGCCGGCTGATCCTGAGTACGTGAACGCCTTCAAAGCTCACATGCGCAAGGGCGAGATCCAGGCTGCCATGACCAAGGGCGCTGACGCCGATGGTGGCTATCTTGCTCCGGTCGAATGGGATCGTACCATCACCGGCAAACTCAAGCTGGTGTCTCCGATCCGCGCCAACGCCCGGGTGATTGCGATTACCTCGGCAGGCTTCAAGAAGCTGTTCACGGATCGCGCGGTCGGCTCTGGCTGGGTCGGTGAAACGGCCTCTCGTCCGGCTACCAGCACGCCGCAGATCGGGCAGCTCGACTTCCCGCTTGGCGAGATCTATGCAAATCCGGCGATCTCGCAGCAGCTGCTAGACGATGCTGCAATCAATCTCGAACAGTGGCTTGCCGACGAGGTTGAGACCGAGTTCGCCCGTCAGGAGGGCATTGCCTTTCTCTCCGGCGATGGGGTGAATAAGCCTCATGGCATCCTGACCTATGTCACCGGTGGCACGGCGGCGGCTCGCCATCCTTGGGGCGCCATTCAGACCGTCAACAGCGGTGCGGTAGCGGCGTTTACGGCGGACGGCTTCATCGATCTGTTCTACAGTCTGCCGAGCGAGTTCCGCGCGAATGCCAAGCTCTACACAAGCCGTGGGGCACAGGCTGCCATGCGCAAGCTGAAGGACGGCCAAGGTAACTTCCTCTGGCAGCCGTCGTTTGCTGCTGGCCAGCCTGCCACTCTCGCGGGCGAGCAGATCGTGGAGATCCCCGATATGCCGGCTGTCGGCGCGGGCGCTGTCTCGGCGCTCTACGGCGACATGGACGCCACGTTCCTCGTGGTGGACCGGATCGGCATCCGCGTGCTGCGCGATCCCTTCACCAACAAGCCCTTCGTGCACTTCTACACCACGAAGCGCGTCGGTGGCGGCGTCTATAATCCTGAGCCCATGCGGGCACTTGTGGTAGCGGCCAACGCCTAATCCGGCGGTAAAATCCAACGACAATCAGGGCCCCTTCTGGGGCCCTTTTTGTAGGCGGACTTTTCACCCCTTTGAAGGAGAAAGACCATGGCTACTAAGAAGATCGAGACCGCGACTGAGCCGAAGAAGGCGAATGTTGCCCCCGCGACTGAGTTCAGCCCGTCTGGTGCTCCGGTGCAGACCGTGTCCGACGTGGATCCGTCTCATCCGGCAGTTGATGACAATCCTCGCGCCGATACGACTGAGGACCAGAACCGCATCGACTTCAACGATCCGACTTTGAGCGGGTCTGAGGCCGTCGAGAAGAACCTGAAGCAGGGCAAGTAAGCTCATGGCAGACGTCGTCATCACTCAACTCGGCCCGCTCTACACCCTACCTGAGGTGAAGGCCTATTTGCGCGTCGAGCATAGTGATGACGACGCGCTCATTCAGAGCATAATGGACGCTGCTGAAAAGCGCGTCCTGCAATACTGCAATATCAGCATCGTTCCGCCTGGAGCCGAGGCTGAGTTCAAGCTGGCGGCCATGATGGTGGTTGCGTCCGGATACGATCTCCGGGGTGCCGCAGCATTGGGGGTCCCTTTGGGAGCCCGCGAGAAGATCGACCCTTACCGGTGGCTGCGAGTCTGACATGCCCCTTCAGCTAGGATCTGTGACCGTCAGCATTCAGGGCGGCTACACCGTCACGACATTTGCGGACGGATTGGAAGTTCACGCCCAGCATGCGGAGCAGCCGGGCCAGGCGGAAACAGCGACGAGTCTCGGTTTCTCAAGTGTCGAAGGCATGAACAGAGAGCACGATTCAGTTCATTCCTTGCTCTGCTACTGGCTCGGCCTGCCATGCTCCCCGACGCTTCGGGATGTGGCGACCGATACCCCAGCCTCGGAGATCCACTACCACGAGGAACAAGCTGTGATGGCGGTCCAGCGGTTCGCCAATTCGGTCGGCGTCTCTCTGGTCGAGGTCGCCCGCAAGATTAGCAGGGGGAGCGTGATAGCTGGATGATCTCCAATAGTCTGAAGTGGCTGAAGCTATGTTTCCTGCATGTCAACCTTTCGTCTCGTCATCACGAATGAACACGAGGCGGATGATCACTTCAGCGTCTGGATTTCTTAGTGGTTTCACCATCGGTGCTTTCCCGAGAGTGAACAGGGCAACGATAGTGAAGGCAATATGCAGTTTTGATGAGAGCACGGGAGCACCTGGGACGCAAAAACAGGTGCGGGATTTGCTCCCCAGACTCTGAATCAAACCTTTCTAGAAAAACAAAAAAATAGCTGTTCGCGTGGGGAACTTTTAGCCCCCATCGCAGGCGCCTAGGGCGGAGCTGAACTTCCCCCAATCTTATCCACATGCCCCTTCTCTAGGGACTATTTCAGACGGGTGTTCGATGCCTTCTGCAGGTCAGTTGCGAGACAAGATTAGATTTCAACGTCGCGGCTCTGTCTCCGATGAATACGGCAACGAGGAAGCGGGGGCTTGGGAGGACGTGTTCACGGTCTCTGCCAACATCGCGCCTGCGCGTGGTCGAGAGGAGGTTCTCGGTCAGCGTCTGCAAGGTGTTCGCCCGGTCGAGATCGCCGTGCGCTAGTCGAGCCAGACCGTGCAGATAGCCACTCATTGGCGAGCTGTGAACGCCCGCAACCCTGCTGAGCAATACAACATTCACGATATCCGCGACCCTGACGGAAAGCGGGCGTGGAACATCCTGACATGTACCTTGGGAGCACCGACATGAAGTTCGTCAGATACACCCGCCGTTATGACTTCCGCCCGCGCCAATCGGTCGTTGTCGCCCGTAAGGAAGGCGACGAGGTGAAGATCACCGAGGCCGAGTACGAGGCCGCCAACGCAGCCGGTGCCGTGGAGATTATCAATGGCGAAAGTGCAGAACAGGCAACGGCTTCTGCGGAAACTGGCGGCACTGCCTCAGGAAGTAAAGGATCAAGTCGGCCCCGCAATTCAGCAAGGGGCTGACGAGATCGTTGCCATGCAGAAGCGCCTCGTGCCGAAAGACAGCGGGGCGCTTGAGCGTTCGATCAAAGCCGTCAAGGGCAAGGTCAACAAGCGGACGGCCGGTCTCTCTACCGGCGAGGTTCAGGGCGATCCTGACTTGTCCGTGACCATCGTGGCCGGCGACGAGACCGCCTATTACGCCAGATGGGTGGAGTTCGGCACGGCGCCGCATCAGAACGGCGGCATGTTCAAGGGCTCGCACAATCCAGGCGTCAGGGCTCGGCCCTTCTTTTACCCGCCTATCCGTGCCCTTCGGCGGCGGGTAAAATCCCGCATCACCCGAGCCACGCGCAAGGCCTCCCGAGAGATCGCTAACTCATGAGCATCGAAGCCGCACTGCAAAAGGCTATCGTCGGCAAGCTCAGAAGCGATGCGGCTCTCTCCGCTATCCTGGCGGGCCGCGTGTATGATCGCGTTCCTGCCGGCGCGACACTGCCTTATGTTCACATTCGAAATATTCAGGCAGTGGACGATAGCGCCGACTGTATCGACGGCGCTGAGGTCTACATTGACCTTGATGTCTGGTCGAACGCGGTCGGCAAGATCGAAGCATCGCGGGCGGCAAGCGCGGTGCGGGCTGCCCTGAACCTCGTGCCCCTTTCACTCGATGAGCCATATGCTCTCGCAGAGATTGGGCACCGCGACACGAATATCGGCGACGGCGGCGATGCGCTGACTTCCCGCGCCCGCATGACCTTTCGCGCTCTCGTCGAGAGCGTCTAACCCCTGCCATATGAAGGAGAAACACCATGGCGCAGGCCACTACACTTCCGTTTTCTGCGTTCAAGGTGCTGCTTGAGACAGACGTCGCTGGCACCTTCGCGGCTCCCTGCGGCCTGACGGAACGCTCCGTCACGTTCTCGAAAGAGACGAACGACACCACGTCGATCGATTGCGACGACGAGGATGCGCCCTCTTGGGTAGATCGTGATGTCGTGTCGCTCTCTGCGTCCATCTCAGGCGAGGGCGTTATGGCCCGCGAGTCCCTGGAACTGTGGCGCGATGCCTTCACGACGACCGATACCGTGAACGCCCGCGTTGAGGTCGGTGGTACGGCGGCACAGGGCGGCGGTTACTGGGCGGGCAAGTTCCATCTGACCAGCTTCGAGCCGGGGGCAACGCGCGGCGAGCGCGTGTCTGTCTCGGTTGAGATGGCAAGCTCTGGCCCGGTTACCTGGGTGGATGCTGCCGCATGAGCCGGAACGGTTCGGTAACACTGGATTGGGCGGATGGTGAACACACCTTCCGCCTTGCCATCGGTCAGCTGCGCGAGCTGCAGGAAACCATCAACAAGACTCGCGTGAAGCTCGGAGCCCCTCTCATCGGCCCGGCAAGCCTCTATAATCTCCTCGTCTCTCGGGAAGCCTGGATGCATGAGGTTCGTGAGGTCATGCGGCTTGGGCTGATTGGCGGCGGCATGCCGCCTATCGAGGCGGTCGACATTGTTCGCCGCTATGTCGAGGAACGCCCAATTGCCGAGAGCAGCGTCCATGCCGCCCTGGTCCTTGGAGCGGCCCTGTTCGGCACACCCGAAGAGGAACTCGACGAGGGAAAAGACAGCCCGGTGCGTCAGGATCAGACAGCATCCGATTTGCCGGGTTCTATGGCTGGGGAGCTGTCCTAGGCTGGACCCCACGACAGATTGACGATCTCAGCCTCTGGGAGTTCCGAGCGGCTGTGAGCGAGTACGCAAAAGCCCACGATCCGAAGGCTGAGAAAGCGCTCAGTTCGACCGAAGAAGACGTCCTCTGGCGTTGGATGACGGAGTAACGGCCATCGCTACCGATGTAGAAAGACTCGTCGTCTCCCTGGAGGCGAGCGCGAAGAAATTCGAGAACGCCATGAACCGGGCCGTTGGGGTGACGAACAACTCCATAAGCCGGGTGGAGCGGCGGACAGCGCAAGCGACGCAGCGCATCAACCAGACCTTCAGCCGGATGGGCACCACCCTGAAGGCGAGCATGGCCGGTATCTTCGCGGGGCTGTCCGTTCAGCAGGTGTCACAGTTTGCGGATAGCTTCACGAAGGTCCAGAACGCGCTCAAGGTCGCGGGCCTCGAAGGGCGGGAGCTTGCTCGCATCTATGAGCAGATTTTTGCCATCTCGCAGCGCCAGGCCGCTCCTCTTGAGGCGATGGCGACCCTCTACGGGCGCCTGAGCACGGCCCAGAACGAACTCAACGTCTCTGGAACCGAGATGCTGCGGTTCACCGAACTCGTAGGCATGGCGCTTAGAGCCCAGGGCACCAGCGCCCAGGAAGCTTCGGGCGCCCTCTTGCAACTGTCCCAGGCGCTCGGCGGCGGGAAAATTCAAGCGGAAGAGTATAACAGCCTTCTGGATGGCGCTCGGCCCCTCCTGCAGGCCGTCGCCGCGGGCATGGCTGAAGCAGGCGGATCGGTCGCAAAGCTCACGGCGCTCGTGAAAGACGGCAAGGTGTCGTCGGAAGCCTTCTTCCGTGCGGCTCTGGCCGGATATCCGCTGCTTGAGAAGCAATCCGCCTCTGCCGGGCTCACTATGGCCCAGAGCATGGGCAAGGCGCAGGACGCTCTCACGAACCTAGTAGGCAAGCTTGATCAGGCGCTTACAGCATCTAACAAAGCTTCGGGAGGGATGAATGGCTTTACGGAAGCCATCAACGGTATCGCGAACGCCGTCCCCGGCGCTATGGCGCAACTCGATAGCCTATATGAGAAGATGGCGAACATCGGTAATTCCGATATTTTCCGCCGCCTCAACGAGGGCTTAGAGAGCATAGGCCTCTCAGGGATGAACGGGGTCGAGAAGCTCAACCGCTTCGATCAGGTGTTTGGGGCCAAGGGGAACGCTGGCAGCATGGCAGGCTATAAGCCTGGTGCGCAGACATCCCCCGCGGCAACACCCGCAATCACGCCGATCCGAAACGCAGACTATGCCGTCCCCGGCACCGAGAAGGGCGGCGGCAAATCTTCCCGCGACCGCATCAACGAGTATCAACGCGAAATCGAAGCCATTCAACAGCGCACCCGTGCTCTCGATGCTGAGCAGCAGACCATCGGACTATCGGCTGGTGAGACAGCTAAGGCAGAGGCAGCCTTCCGCCTGCTTGAGGCTGCGAAGGAAGCCAACGTCGAAGTCACACCGGCACTGAGGGCTCAGATCGACAAACTCGCCGCAGCCTATGGTGAGGCCACGCAGAAGGTCGAAGAGGCACAGGCCGCTCAAGAGGCTGTTGCCGAAGCTGCAAGGGAGTTCGGTCAAACGCTCTCCGGTGCTTTTTCCGATGCAATCTTTGAAGGCGAGAAGCTCGACGAGATCGGGCGCAGGCTTGCCAAGACCTTCGGGGCACGCGCCCTCGACAATCTATTCGGGCTGCTCTTCGGCGGCACGGGGCGGGCTGGCGGAGGCCTCCTCGATGGGCTTCTAAAGGCTTTCATTCCCGGCAAGGCTGGGGGCGGCATGGTCAACGCGATGCAGCCTTACGAGGTAGGTGAGAACGGGCGTGAGTTGTTCGTGCCGACAACACCGGGCCGGATCGTCCCCCATGGGAAATATGGTGGGGGAGCTATGCAGGTGGTGGTTAACAACAACGCAGGAGCGCAAGTCTCAACCCGCCAGGTGCAGGGTCCGCGAGGCCCACGCCTTGAGGTGCAGATCGAGCAGATGCTTGGCGGCATGGTCGCGAACGGTGGTCTCGACAAGGCGCTCAAGCAGCGGTTTGGCGTCAACCCCATGGGTGGCCGCTGATGGCTCTTCCTGTCTGGCCTGCAACCCTGCCGCATAACCCGTCCTCGTTCAGTCTCGGCGAGCCTCACCGGGGAGTTCTTGAGAGCGAGATGGCGGGCGGCAACGTGCGTGCCCGGCGTCAGTTTACGACCGTGATCGGCGTCGTGGATATGACGCTGCGCATGACCACATCCGAGTTTCTGACCTTCAAGGCCTTCGTGCGTGATACGCTCTCGCATGGGGCCGCCGAGTTCACCATGCCGGTCTGGGATCTCACCGGGTGCCCGGCTCGCCGGGTCAGGCTCCGCAATAAAGGTCAGTATACGGCGGCCCGGACAGGCGCCCGCATTCTCGTGTCCTTCTCTCTCGATGTTTGGGATCTTTGATGCCCATCAGTGCAACCCAGGCTTGGGCCGAGGCGGCGGCCTCCGCGCCCAAGGATGAGGTCATGCTCATCACCATAGAGCTGATCCATCCGGCCTTTGTCGAGAACGGCGCTCCGGCTCCAATCCGAGCGGTGAGGAACACGGTCGACACAGCCTTTCGCCTCGAGGCAGAGGCTCCTATCGGGGGCGGCACGGTCGTCCCGTTCAAGGCCATTCCCTTTGAAATCGACTATCCCCGCATAGGCCAGCTTGGGGCCGAAGCCACGATCCGGCTCGACAACGTGAACCGGGAGGCCTCGCGCTATCTGGCGGAAGCCGTGAAGATCAACACGCCGATCACCGCCATTTTCCGCGGCTATCTGGCGAGCGATCCGAACACGGTCGGGCAGGGGCCTTACCGCCTGGTCCTGCGCAACGTGAAGCGCAGCGGCCGGCTGCTTGAGGGCTCGCTCTCCATCGCCAAGCCGCAGAACCTCCGGGTGCTGCGTGAGATTTACGATATGGTCCGCTTCCCAAGCCTCCTGGCGGTATCGTGATGTGGGACCTCTTACAGGATGCGACCTGCTGGAAGGGCTGGGCTTTCGGCGCCATCGCTACGATCTTCGGCGGCTTTTTGCGCGGTGGCATTAAGATCCTCGTTAACGCTCGGCTCCGGTCCAAAGGTACGGGGGTGCTCAATGACTGACCGTCTCGCGTTTCTCGAAAGCCTGATCGGCAATCCCTACAAGATCGGAGCACGTGGACCGGAGGCATTCGACTGCTACAGCCTTGCCCGCCACATCCAGACTCAGTTGGCAGGCGTGTCCATGCCTGATGTCGAGTTTGCCGAGCCCACGACCCGCGCACAAGCCGAGGCCATGCTCTCGCATCCCGAACGGCAGGCATGGGAGGAGGTGCCGGAAGGCGAGGCGAAGGATCTCGATCTCGTGCTGATGGGCAACGTCGCCAAGCGCGACTTCCATCTCGGCACCTACATCACCCTGACCACAGCCGGGGCGATCATTCACATCGACCGCAGCGCTGGCGTGGTCGTAGACGACATTCCGGCTCTCCGGGCTTCAGGCTATAACCATCTCAGGTTCTGGAGGCGGAAGAATGTCTGATCTTAAAACGGGCGAGCCTCTAACGGTCGGCCATCTCCTAGATGAACTCGCAAAGTATGAGCGCAACCGGGTTGTCGTGCTTGAACTAGACGGTGAGGAGCGCACCGTCATTGAGGCCCCACTCATCTGTCATATGAAGCATAGCCGCCAGGTATATGGCGAGGATCGCAACATTCTTTTGATCCGCATTGAGACTAGCGACCCCTAATCCATGAAACTCGCTATTGCCCATAATCTCTTGGTCTTCGACCCGGAGCGCGATGATCCGCGCGTGCAGGAGAGCGGCCTAGTGCTGCCGATTGCCGAATACCGGACCTGGAAGCGCAAGCCGACCATTGAGCAGGTTCTGGCTGAGACTGGCTGGCGCTTCGATTTGCCGACCGTCTGCAAGGTCAACGGCATCTATTATGGCCGCACCGAATGGGCGACCCACAAGCTCACGGCCAACGACAATGTGCAGTTCCTGTCTCGCCCGCTCGGCGGAGGGGCTGGGGGCGGCTCCACGGCCAAGAGCATCGGCGCCATCGTCGCGATGGTCGCCCTGACGGCCCTCGTCCCCTGGGCCATGGGCGCCATCGGTCTGACCGGCATGGCGGCCTCTATTGGCTCCTCTCTCCTGATTGCGGGCGGTGCGCTTGCCATCAGCCATTTCCTCAAGCCCAAGACAGGCGGCAAGACCGACGCCACAGACGAGCTCTATTCCTTCGGCTTCGGTGGCAACCAGGCCCGCCCCTTGCAGCCGATCCCGGTCGGCTATGGCCGCACCCTGTCATTCCCCGACTTCGCCGCGCCTCGCTATTCCGAATATAACGGCGATGCCATGACCGAGTACTCGCTGCTTTGTCTTGGCTGCGGGCGCTACGACATCGAGGAAGTCCGGATCTCCGACACGACCATCTGGACGAAGGCGGCCGGCTATAATCCGAGCTTCCCCGGCATCAGCCTGCAATTCGTGGAGCCGGGGCAGGACGTGACTCTCTTCCCGGTCAACGTCGTTACCGCCTCCGAGGTGACAGGGCTGGAACTGAGCCCGACGCCAACGGCAGGTTTTACCGCCAATGCCGCAACGACGCTCGCCCGCACCCTTCTGGTCGACTTCGTGTTCCCCGGGGGCGTCTATAACCTCTACAAGGGGGAGATCTATCCGACCGCGGTTCAGGTGGTCGTGGATGCCCGCCCGGTCAACGAGGCCGGGGCTCCCATCGGCGAGTGGTCGCAGATATTCACCAACATTTATCGCTTCGCCAAGCAGAGCCAGATCCGCGTTACTGAGCGCATTCCGGTCGCTCCGGCCCGGTATGAGGTCAGGGCCTGGCGCACGACCGAGAAGCTCGACGGCACTTCGTTCAACAACGGCAAGGTAACGGGCGCTGACAATGTGATCTGGTCAGCCCTGCGCGCGCATATCGACGGGCCGCAATCCTTCCCGCGCACGACGACGATCGCCGTCAGGGCCGAGGCGAACAGCGCCTTGCAGGGCGTCACGAACGGCCAGCTCGGCGTCATTGCAACCCGCATCATCCCGGTCTGGAACGGCGCGGCATTCGTCGATCAGCCCTCGCGCTCCATCGCCTGGGCGTCGCTCGATATCTGGCGCAACGGCGACTATGGCGCAGGCCTGCCCCTGACGCAGATCGACTTTCAAAGCTTTGTCGCCCATGACGCGCTCTGGACGAGCCTCGGGCATACCTTCGACCATGTGTTCAAGGAACCGCAGACGCTAGATGACGCGATTGAGACGATCCTTAAGGCGGGCAGGGCGGTTCCGGCTCCGGTCGGCGACCGCCTGACCATCGTCAAGGACGAGCCGCGGGGGCTGCCGCGCATGATGTTCACCGATTTCGACATCGTGCGCGATAGCCTCACCATCGATTACACGCTTGCCAATGACGATCTCGCGAACGGCATCATCGGCGAATACATCGACAGCACGACGCACAAGCTGGCCGAGGTCTCGTCGGCTCCGGATCGTGTGACCCTCGCCAAGCCCTCGCGCGTGCAGCTCGTCGGCGTGACCAAGCGCTCGCAGGCGTCTGGGCTCGTCCGCTTCATGGCAGGCGAGAACCAATTCCGGCGCATCATGGTCTCATGGACAGCCCGCGCCGAAGGGCGGTTGCTCAAGCGCGGCGATCTTGTTCTCTTGTCCTGCGAGGAGCCGGAGACGTGGGGGCAGTCGGCCGAGGTTGTCGGCTTCAATGCCACGTCCCGTCAGATCACCTTCGACCAGCCGCTCGATTGGGACACCAACGCCCTCAACCATTACATCGAAGTCCGCAGGCGGGACGGTCAGCCATGGGGGCCGGTGCGCGTCACGCGCGGGGCCTCCGACAAAATCGCTGTCGTCAATGCGACCGACATGGGCACGGAGGCAACCCGGCAGGGCATGAGCCTTGCCGATGCGATTGCCCGCTCCGATCTGGCGGATCGCCCGACTGCTGCCTTCTCGCCCGGTCAGCCGCGCACCTTCCGCGTGCTCATCACCGAGGGGACGCCTGACACGGACGGCGAACATATCACTCTATCCGGCGTCATGGACGACCCGGTCGTCTACGATGTGACGGAAACCGGCGTCACGCCGCTGCCGTCGATCCCTGACGTGTTCTCGCGGTCGATCCCTCTGGTGATCGGGCTCGGCGCCCAGATTTACCAGCGCGGCTTGACCCTCGTCCTTCAGGCGGGCTGGCAACCGGCGCGCGGGGCCGTGACCTATCGCGCCGATGTCTCCTATGACAACGGCCAGACATGGGTGCGCGCCTACGAGGGCGAACAGACCACATTCGAGGCGATTGTCGGCAGCGCCCAGGTCGTGCGGCTGCGGGTGGCAGGCGTGACTGCGAGCAACGTGGTCGGCGCCTTCTCCATCGTCGAGATCAACGCTCCGCCGCTGGTGCTCGACAACTCGTTCTTCATCATGAAGATCCGGCCCGACGACCTGACGCCGCAGATCCAGCGGCGGCTGGACACGCTCGATCTGCTTCAGGTCACGGCGGATCTTGCGACCGAGGGCGTGGTGCTTGCCGAAGAGGCCAACGAACAGGGCAGGGCAGCCGTCAAACAGGTGACGGCGGTTGGAGTCGATGTCGAAAGGGCCTTCGCCGTCTTCGGGACGGAGGTGCTCGCTGAGTTCGACAATACCGGAGCGACCGTCTCAGACAATCTGGAGACGCTTGCAACTTCCAATGGGGCGATTGCGCAATCCACCAACGAGGTCAAGGCGCGGCTCGACAACGTCAACAACACTGGGCAGACGCTCGAGGCCTCTGTCACGACGCAATCGACGGCCATCGCTAATATCCAGACGGGACTTCAGGCCTCCTACACGGTCAAACTGACGGCGGGCGATCGTTTCTCGGGTTTCCAGCTGGTGCAGACGGACGGCACGACCGGCTCCATCGCCTCCGAGTTCAAGATCGCCGCCGACAAGTTCCTGATCTTCGCTCCCGGCTATACCGATCAGGCGGTCTTCGGCGTCGGCACCCGCAACGGCGTGGCCCGCGTGACCATGCGCGGCGACTTCATCGCGGACGGTTCGGTCAATGCCAACCAGATCAACGTCCTCAACCTCTCGGCACTGTCCGCGAATATGGGCACCGTGACTGCGGGGGTGATCCAATCGAGCAACGGCAAAATGGTCATCAACCTGAACGCCAACAGCATCACGATTGCGGACTGATCATGCCGAACCGCGTCCAGCTAGGATCACACCCCCAGACAACCGGTACCGGGATCTATGCCAGCGTTCCGGGCCAGGACGTGCTGGGCCTCAACCCGGATAACCCTTCGCATTATCCCTACTTCGCCCTCAACACGAAGATGGGGCGCATGGCGAACGTCATTCAGGCGGGTGTGTGCATGCAGGATGAGTATGTCAACCATCCTCAGATCGGCGGCGGCTCTATCCCCCTGGTGATCTTCCAGCGCGTTCTGGCGAATGGCGGGTTTGATCCGCATGAGATCGCCCGCTTCCTAAATACGCCGGTCAACTCGACGGTTGTGGAGAACCTGTCCCGGTGGCGCATCGAGCAGACCGCCTGGTCCTTTGCCGTTCGCGTCAACACCCGCCGCCTCTCGGATCCGATCACCGGGGCATACTTCCGCTATACCGTTTTGAACCAGGCGATCAACTGATGTCGGTCTACATCACAACGAGCACGATCAAGGTCGCCGCGCCAGGGATCAATGCCGCGACGGCCGGCGAGAAGGATCTCGTTCTCTCCATCGGCCAGAGAACCGGGCAACTGCTTCAGCGTGGGATCTTCCCTTTGACGCAAGAATCAGCCGGTGGGGCCAGCGGCTCGGCGGCCATCGGGCCGTTCAGCCAGGCCCCCGAACTGATTGGTTATGCCCGCAGCACGGACGGTTATGCCCATTACCCGCCCTGCATCGTGTTCAGCAATACGGCCTTGAGCGGTCCTCCGCAGCTGGCAGAGACATTTGTTTGCACGGCCATGACGCTGACCAATAGCGGCATCAGCGTCGAAGGCTTCGCGCGCACGAATGTCGGCGCCCCGCAGGCCGATGCCTTCGCCTATGTGATCTACCGCAAGCCGAACCGGGGCTAGGCATGTTTATCGAGTTTGCCCGCAGCGACGATCCCTTCCGTGTGCAGTCCGGGGCGGCTCATGTCTCCGACGACATCGACCCTCGGGTCTTGTTCTCCTCGCGGTGGCCGGGGGCCTTTGCCGAACTGCTGACCGTGCCTTTCTCGGTTGGCGCGTCCGAGATCAGCGGCGTCGTAGCTTACGGCAGAGCCTATTCCTCCATCCCGCTCGTCCTCGGGGCCGTTCAGGTGAGCGGCGGCGGCGTCTTCTATCCCTATGCCTACACCTACGGGCAAGCAGTTGGCACTCAGGGCAACTGGTCGGTGGTCAACGACTTCGTGAAGCTGGAGGCGACGACCGTAAACGTGCGGTTCCGTCTCTGCTCGCAGGACGGCGCTCCCTATGGCGGAACTCTCAAGATCTGGGTGATTGGATGATTGTAACCTACGACCTGGCCAGTGGTCGCATTACCGGCGCGCACGAGATCCATGGCGACGAGGATGCCTATATCGCGCAACTGGCGCAGTACGGGCAGGGCGGGCTTCGGCTCGGCATCGATGGCAACGTGTTCTATGTGAAGGACGGCGCCCTTGTGCCGCGACCGGATGCGGGGATCGCCCTCGACGAGAGCGTGACCCTGACAGGCGTGCGCAAGGGCGCCAGGGTGGGGATTATCGGCCCGGTGACGCAGGAAGCCACAGGCACGGGCCGGGACATCGTGCTCTCATTTGCACTCCCCGGCGTCTACGAGTTCCAGATTGACGCCTTCCCCGATCGTGATGCCATCCTGCGCGTGAGTGTGACCGCATGAAGCTGTTCATCGCCCCTCCGATTGACGACCTGAAGCAGATCGCGCTCGACGCCGTGGACGCATGGGCGGCGGCACAGCGGGCAAGGCCTGCGGCACAGGCTTCTATGGATGCCTTCAAGCTGACGGAGGCCGACAAGGTTCTCGCCGGCGGCTCATCACGGCTGATCGAGGAAGAGGCCGATATCCACGGTATCTCACCGAAGGCGCAGGCGGAAGCGGTTGTTGCGGCGGCTTCTGCGACGGTCGATCTTGAGCTCGCGCGTGTGGTGGCCAAGGCAGCCATTCGCAAAGCCAGGAAGCACACCGAGGTCATGAAGATCCTCCAAGAGCGCGATATCCGCCTCAACACCGGGCCGCAACTCGGCCTCTAGGCCTCCCGACAAACCACGCCTACCCAAGCCGGTTGCACGCGCAGCCGGGAGCGAGCGCACGCATGGAACCCATCGACTTCTTCTATTCTGACGGCACGATCACGCTGACGAACAGCTCGGACATTGCCACCGGCACGTTCACAGCCTGGGACCCCGCCGTCTTGCCGTACGACATCCTGTTCGCCAATGACGGGCAGGGCGGGGCCTCGGTTGTGGCAGAGGTCATCTCGACGACCGAGATGCGGTTGGCCAAGGCCTGGTCAGGGCCGACGCTGACGGGTGTGCCTTACTTCATCCTGCGCTGGATCAAGCACACGGACCCACGCATCTATGGTGTGCGGGTCTCGGACTACCTGACACGGCTGAAGGCCATTCCCGACAACCTTGAGGAGACGGCCACGCAAGTCAGCCAGGATCGGCAAGCGGTTGACGCTTCCCTTGTTACTTTGCAGCAGGTCAAGGCGGAAGTTGATGCCGATCGTCTGGCAGTCGCAGCCGATAAGCAAGACATCCAGCAGATCAGCCTTTCGGTTTCGAACGATGCCGCAGCTGCTGCCGCAAGTGCTGCCGAGGCGGCCTCTTACGCCCCACTCGCCGCCCAGGATGACCTCGGCTTTCTCACTGATGCCCCTACAGACCAAGACGATTACGGGATGGTAAGCTAATGTCAAAACAGGTTCAGTTCAGGCGCGGGACAACCGCGCAGCATGCAGCTTTTACGGGCGCAGTTGGTGAGATCACCGTTGACACCACAAAGAAGACCGCTGTCGTCCATGATGGGGCAACCGCTGGCGGGCTTCCCCTGTCTCGTGACGACCACAGACACGAGAGCCTATCTGGTGGCATTCGGGGGCTGCTTCTAGCGAACAACACAACCGACACGCTCAATGATATTGATATCGCCGTTGGGGCCGCTCGAGACAGCACCAACACGCTCGACCTTGTTCTGCCGTCAGGCATAACCAAGCGGCTTGACGCGGCTTGGATCGCGGGAACAGGGAACGGCGGTCTTGATACGGGAGCCAAGGCGGCCAGCACCGGCTATCATGTCTATTTGATCCGCCGTGCGTCTGACGGTGCAATTGATGCCCTGTTCTCGACATCGGCCACAAACCCGGCCATGCCAACCGGCTGGACGCATCGCCGCCGCATCGGTTCGATTACAACGGACGTGGACGGTAATATTCGCCCCTTCCACCAGACAGGTGGCTGGTTTCGCTACAAAGGAGAGCCCCCGCGCGACTCGGTCAATCAGGTTCTGAGCGCCCCATTTCTTCAGGCGCTGAGCCTTCCGAGCGGGATTAAGTATGAGGTTCTCCTTGCGTGTGTGACCTCCGAGGCAAGCTCACTGGGAGGGTGGGTTCAGATCCGCGATCCTGATCTCGGCGCGCCAGTGACTACGAGCAACGGCATGGGCGCTTATTACAGGTTTAGCGGAACGAGCCTTCAAGGCTTCAGCTATCGAGTTCATACGAATGCCTCCCGTCAGATCTATATCGCGGACAGGCAGACCACAGCGACCCTGTCAGTCTACACGCAGGCCTATTTCGATCACCGAGACGAGTACCTGTAATGAAGGTGTTTGACGTTGCCTTTACAGGAACCAGCTTGACGACGGGCCGCTATACTCGAGATTGGAAAATGGAAGCTCAGGCGAGGTTGCAAGAGCAGGCTCCCACAGAGGTCCGCTTCTATGATCTCGGGGAGGCTGCCAGGGCATCCAATTGGGGGCTGACGAATATCAGTCAAGTCGTCGCCACGCGTCCCCAGGTTGCTGTGATCGAGTTCGCAATCAACGACGCCTATACATCGTTCAACATTTCGCTCGCACAGAGCCGAACGAATACGGAGGGCATGATCAATGCAATCCGGTCGGGGAGCCCCGGAACCCGGATCTTCATTATGACTATGAACCCGGTTCTCACGAGCGACCGCCCCAACCTTGCAGACTACTATGCGCAGTATCGGCAGATCTCCGTCGATAATGGGGTAGGATTGGTTGACAACTATCCGGACTGGGGTACTGCAACGGTGGGCGAGATCCCGGACAACGTGCATCCGAACATTGAGGGGCTGCGACGGGTTTTGATCCCAAATGTTGTCAAGACGTTGAAGCCGCTCATCGCGACGATGTAAGAAACCTTGAGGACGCCTTTACCTTACGGTAGGCTGCCGAAATGGATCACCAGACATATCTCCTTCTCAGGAAGTTACAGGCCAACAACGGCAAACTTCTGGTCCGCGAGACAGAGGTGGACAAATACTTTGATCCCGTCGCGGTGGACCGGGCGTCCCGCTTCAAGCTGATTACCTTCGTCAGCAACGGCGGGTTCGGAGCCCATGAGGGATATGAACTGACCCGCAAGGGCTGGATGGAATTGGGACTCGAGCCTCCTCCTTCTTTAGTCCAGCGGCTCTGGCGGCTCTTCCGTCGAACCTCCTAAGCTTCTCTTTGTAACGACGATGTAGGCCGCCTTCGGGGCGGCTTTTTCTTTACCCACATCACGAGGACATCATGACCATCAACCGCGCCGCATTTTTTGCGGCTGTGCGGTCGTCGCTCTTTGGCGGCCGTTTGAATGGGGGCCAGGTGCAGGGGCTCGACGCCCTGCTCGATACGGCGCCGGCTGAAATGCCGCTAGAGCATCTGGCCTACTGCCTCGCCACGGCCTTCCACGAAACCAACGAGACGATGCAGCCGGTTGTCGAGAACCTAAACTATACCACGGCGGCGCGCATCCGGGCGGTATGGCCGACGCGCTTCCCGACCGAGGCCAGCGCCAAGCCCTTCGTCAAGAACCCTCAAAAGTTGGCCAATAAAGTCTATGGCGGGCGCATGGGCAACACTGGAGCCAATGACGGCTGGACCTATCGCGGGCGCGGTTTTGTCCAGATCACCGGCAAGGACAATTACGAACGGGCTGGCAAGAAGCTCCTGACCGATCTGGTCAAAAGCCCGGAGCTCGCCACGCACTGCGGAACTGCGGCCTCCATCCTTTACGCAGGAATGGCTGAGGGCTGGTTTACCGGCAAGAAGCTCTCCGACTATTTCAGACACGGCCTGACGGACCCCTACAACGCGCGACGGATCGTCAACGGGCTCGACCGAGCCTCTGATATCGCCGGTTACTATCACAAGTTCCTCGCTGCCCTTGAGGCGGCGAAGGTGGCAGGCCCGTCCGTCGTTCCTCCGCCTCCCGACATCGAGCCGATCGCACCCATCCCGCAACCGACGAACGCAGCTGCGGCCGCCCTTGTTGGCGGACTCGTCGCCGCAGTGGTTGCCATTGCCGCTTATCTCGGCCTCGGCCTTGACGCCCTCAAAGCCATGATCCCATAGGAGCACAAGCCATGTTGCAGCTTATCATCCCGGCAGTTGTCGGAGCCGTTACCGATGCGATCATTAAGGAAAGCAGGCGCCCCGAGGTGCCGATCGAGCCAAAGGACGCTTCCCGCGTGGCGGCGGCTGTGACCCGGGAAGTGCAGGAGAACCCGCGTCTTCTTGAGATCGAGCAACGCCTCGTCCATCAAACGAACAATGAGCCTTGGTATCAGAGCCGTGTGACTTGGGGCGCGATCATCGCAGGCGCTTCTCCGCTTGTCGCATCACTCCTCGGGCGGGAGGCTTTCTCGCATGAGGAGCAAATGCTCGCCACGGCAGTCATGGCGAGCCTCGGCTCTGCGGTCGGTGCGGGCATCGTGCTCTACGGTCGATGGAAGGCCCGTAAGCCGCTGGGAGTTTAAGGGATGGGTGGAGCCGCAAGCCTACAAGATACAGCCGTGACCCTTGGCGGGCTTCTCTTCCTCCTCGGGGGGCTCTTCACCGTCCTTAAAGCTCGCGACTGGCTCGATGCCAAGATGAAAGCCGAGGCTGATGCTGCCTGCCGTGAGGCGAGAGAGGCAATGGCATTGGCCAATGCGGCTCATGAGAAAGTTGCTCTGCTCCAGGCAGCTTTGACAGCCTACCGCGAGACGCAGGCTGAGCGGCTTGTCTCTAGGGAGGTCCTGCGAGAGGTTGAGGATCGGCTAACCGGCGCGATAGATCGCCTAGGGGATCGCTTCGATACTCTCCTGCGGGAGGTTATCAAGCATCGGAAAGAATAG